GCTGATGATTGGTTTCGCGTCGGTTAGTGCCAATATCTGGCGGACAGATATTTGCGTTTCATTCCATTTAAAAATCAGAACGCCATGTGGCCACAACACACGAAAAGCTTCTTTAAATCCCTGCCGCAAATCATCACGCCAGGTATCTTTATTCAACCGTCCATATTTCTTTCCCATCCAGGCTTTATCACCAACACACTCAAGATGCGGAGGGTCGAATACAACAACCGGAAACGATGCGTCTGCAAATGGTAATGCTCGAAAATCTGCTATCAGGTCAGGACTGATAATCAGGCGTCGTCCATCACACAATGTGTGCTCTTCTTTTCTGATATCGCTAAATATCGCCCGGTCGTCATTCTTATCGAACCAGAACATACGGCTGCCACAGCACATATCAAGAATGGTTGCCGGTGCACTCACTGCGCTACCTCCTGAAAATTCCCCTGATAAAACGCCAGTACGCGCTGCATAACTTCGCTCTTCCGGCACTCGCGACAGATTATGTTCTGACGCCTGTCGTAGCGACGTATTTCTCCGTCAGGTAATAGCCAGATAAGGTCCGGATCAACCACAGATGGTTTCTTCAGCTTTGCCCTTGAGAGCTTTTTACGGGCATTTTGCCAGTCCTTACGCGCCTGTTCAGACGGGAATAACCCGTAACCAGAGTTGTATACATCGCCACTGGCAACCAGCTCTCTGGCCAGAACGCTCATCAGATATCTTGTTGCCCCAGTTTTAGCTTCCAGTTGTCGTAACGTCTCGCGCCCACTCTGGCGTACGAGTTCAAGAACCTGCCCTTTAATTTTTTCCCGCTCTTCTTGTGTAAAAACTTTTGCCACAAGCCCTCCTGAAAATTACCTCATGACCAGAAATACACACTTACCCCCTGAAGCCCGGTGGAATTTCGGTATCCGGTTCAGAAATATGATTCACACAACGCTGGTTGTTCGTGCCGCTTACCGGGAGCAACCAGGGGTTCTCAAAATTCCGGTCCGGTCCAAAAAACGTCGTCGCTCGCTGAACAAATTCCGTTCCCGTTTTCCCGGTAGCCGCCAGGTATCTTGCGTAACGCCTCACGCCATCCAGCATGGCCTCTGGTGGCACCCCCTCGCGTAATCTGGCCTTCCAGGCACTGAAAGCGGATTTCTTCGGGTTTGCTCCGGCACGCAACGGGTACTCCCGCCAGACCTGTTCGAACACATCCGGATAATCCACTCGTCCCACAGACTGCCCGGTGTTTTCCGGGACTACCCGATCGGCTTCCCGCTGAATGGCGGAATCGGCTTCGGGCTGCTGCAGTTGGTGTGATTGCTCCGGCCTTGCGGTCATCACCTGCTGCACAGCGCCCGAATCGGCTTTCAGCGCATACGCTGAATCGGCTTCCGGTGTCGTGCCTGCTGGCTGACCAAGATTGACGGTCTGAACATCCCCTGCCTGGTTCGTGGCGTTTTTTACGCCATGGACCATAGTGTTTTGATCTTCTTGATCTGTATCTTTATCTGTATCTTTATCTGTCGTGACTCGTCGTGACATGTGCGTGACATTTCGTGACGCGCCGTGACAATCGCCATTTTGTTCCCGCTTTCTTTCCCTCTCTCGCTGCGCCCTCTTGCGCTCTGCAGGAGATTTTGCGGTTTGCGAAATATTGCCGTTGTCCTCTTTAAGCACCTGGCGTTTTTCCCATCCAGTGATTAAATCACCATCAAGTACCCGCCCCTGCATCGTCTGCAAAATTGAATCAATTACCTCTTCTGTCACGTCGAGCGCACTTGCCAAATCTTCTGTCGTGACATCAATGTGACCTCGCGTGACATTTCGTGACGCGCTCACCAGGAGGTGGATATACACTGCCATCACTGTTGCAATTGGCTGCCCTGACACCCTGGCAATTGTTCGCCACTTAGGGTCATTTGGCATGTCATGCCATAATCTGAGCCAGGCGTTAGCCATACTCACCTCTTTTGATACCGAATCTTTTTACTCACAAATTGCCGGAAGTGATCCGGTATGAATATTGCGAGTCAATGCACAGCCACAATATTTCCTGCAGGGCCACCACGATTCATCTGGTTGAAACCAGCGATCGCCACTGCGACAAAATCATCAGCGTCTCTCACCAGTCGTTCCCGCGTCTCCACTAGTTCCCGAAAATAGGCTGAGCTATGACTGCGCATTCGGGCCACCAGCAGAGGTGGCATTGCTTTTTCGATAGCTGGTAACAACGCCTGAATTTTTTTAACCGCATCAGGGGTGTCTTTCTCCACCCAGCGGAAAATTTTCTGAGTATTGCGAGCCAGGGCTTCCGGATGGCTGTCGTCATACAGTTCTGGGAACGTCATACCCAACTCAAAATAAGCCTGGGTTATTCCAGCTGCTGGAACTTTTTCGCCATCAGGACGCGCCCAGGCATTCATCGCCATGCGGATGTGTTCATGCTTGATTTTCATGAATCAACTCCCATCAGCTTTTTCGTAGTAGTTTTATTCCTGCCAATAGTTAAAATTGCATCGGCAGAAAATAATCCGTTTGATGCAAGAGCGATTTTTTCAGCGTAATTTGTTTCGCCGGTATATTCTGTGCGAGGCAATTTTCCGTTATCCATCCATTTATAGATTGCTCTTTGGCTGACACCACAAACGTCGGCCACAACAGCAACGCGAACAGTTTTGATTACATCTTCAAGTGTTTTCTGGTTCATATCACCCTCACAATGTGAACTTTGAGTACATGCTATAACAGAACTGACAGTACATTCAAGAGCGAATATCATTGAACTTATGGTTCATGAAGATAAAGCGCGTAAAGAGTTCGCCAGTAGGCTTGCGCTAGCCTGTGAAAACGCTGGTTATGAACAACATGGAAGGCAGGCAGAAATTGCCCGTCGAATGAAATTAACACCAAAAGCGGTTAGCAAATGGTTTAATGGCGAAACAATTCCTCGCCGGGAGAAATTAAGGGAATTAGCAACACTAATAGGAACAACACCAACCTATCTTTTGGGAGAGGATACAGAAGAAAGTGGACAGGTACGTTTCTATCAGGAGTTAAATCCAAGACAAAAAATCATCATTGACCTTCTGGACGAGCTCCCTGACAGTGAGACAGATGAACTTTTAAAAACTCTTGAAGAGAAAAAACAGAAGTACAATGCAATTTACGAAGAGTTAGCACGAAAGAAAAAACAAAAAGCCTCTTAAACCAGCATAAATCCGGTAGCGCCTTCCTCCGGGTTTGTGCTTCACTTTATCCCATCTCATTTTTTTACACACAAAATGTACTAAAAGTACTTTACAACAATGAACGAAAAGTACATTATATACCTGCCACCACCCCGCCCCACAGAATGCAGGGCAATACTTCGAGTTACCAGGCAGTGGTCAGGGGTTAAGTAGCCAGCCCGAGGCGTAAGAACATGACGGCAGGGTTCAACTTTAATAACTATGCAGCAGGTTTTTGTTCCGCTACCCCGGCGTTAAGGGGAAATGAGGTCAGCATGGATACTATCGAGCTTGGCAACAACGAATCTCTGGTATGCGGCGTGTTTCCCAACCAGGACGGCACGTTTACCGCGATGACATATACCAGAAGCAAAACGTTTAAAACTGAAGCTGGCGCGCGTCGCTGGTTAACCAGAAACACTGACTGATGAGGTTGACGATGGAATTTAAAGATTTACCTCCTTCAATCCAGGAGATTGCAGCACACACACTTCGTCATCGTCTGAACGAACTTGAATTGGAATCGGTAACAAAAAAAGACACTGATAATATGGCTCGTAATGTGCGCGATGCGTTTACTGGGCTGTTTTCAGATACAGCTTTAAATATCCATGGCACAGAGGATACAGCAAAACAATTTGCAGAAAAAGAAGTGGAAGATCCCAGTTCAAAGAGCCAGAAACAGCCAAACAACCATGAAATTAACGAACTGCTTCTGGCAACAGGCTTCATAAATATTAACGAATATGAACGCCGTAAAAAAATGTTATCTGATTAATCCATCAAGATATCTTTTTAGCATCAGCGTTTCTACGTTATTAAAACCATCAGATTTTAACATAGCTTCGATTCGCTGATTTAAATTGCCAACTAACTGTTGATACTGAGTAGATGGAAGCATGTGTACCAGCTCCTTGAGAACACAATAACATGCACCAAGTTTTAACTCCTGCTCTGACATTTTATCCTCCATTGAGGTTACTGGTTGAGAATGGAGACCTCTCGTGACAGCGTGTGGTCGTGCGCCGGACACGGATAAGAATCCGGCACTGACAGTTTACTGAAAGGATATTTCCCTGAAAAGTCAGACCATAACGCGAAAGCGCACGGCGAGGTAGCTGGTTCATAGATAGCCTGTCGTTAAATTTTCGTCGACCGTGCGCTTCCGGTTGTGGCAATCCGCGAAATGGCGCGGCGGTAAGTATGGCGGGGTTATTCCTTCCCCCGTTGAGGACACCGGGTTGTCAGGTTGACCATACGCTTAAGTGACAACCCCGCTGCAACGCCCTCTGTTATCAATTTTCTGGTGACTTTTGGCGGTATCAGTTTTACTCCGTGACTGCTCTGCCGCCCTTTTTAAAGTGAATTTTGTGATGCGGTGAATGCGGCTGAGCGCACGCGGAACAGTTAAAACCAAAAACAGTGTTATGGGTGGATTCTCTGTATCCGGCGTTAATTGTTAACTGGTTAACGTCACCTGGAGGCACCAGGCACCGCATCAACAAAGTTCACTTCGGTGATGAAAGGTAAGAGAAAATGTTGAATGTAGCTATTGAAAACCAGAACGGGTGGAATTATAGTGCACCTGCACCTCATAAAACGGGTGCCGGGCGTGGAAACCCGAAATCATTCACGGCGCATAACCGCGCTCAGGCGGTTTTTTTATGCGTTAAGCACAGCCACATTCGCATTATGGTGGGGCGTGCAGGGCAGCCGCAAGGCTGGCCGGGTTCCGTGATGACCGGTATTTCCACCCCTGTACGTCTCACCACCCTTATGGTCGTGGAAAACCTCGGTGGTGAGTTAATCAAATTCATCGCGGAGGCTGCCATCATGGCTACTATCCTTACCCTTTCTCACCCTGACGTAACCATCGAAAATGGTCGCGCTGTCACTACGTCTGTTGCGATCGCCGAGTTCTTTGGCAAACGCCACGAACGAGTGTTGGATAAAATTCGCAATCTGGACTGTTCAGCAAAATTCACTGAGCACAATTTTGTGTCGAGCGAATACACCGACTCAACCGGGCGCAAACTCCCAATGTACCAAATCACCAAAAACGGCTTCGTTTTCCTGGTGATGGGGTTCACAGGTAAAAAAGCCGCAACTTTCAAAGAAGCCTACATCGCTGAGTTCGATCGCATGGAGGAAGAACTGCGCCAGAATAACGCCCCGTCTCCCGACAAAATGATTCACGGGGACGGACGCACCCTGGTTATCCGTCTCGACGAACACGGCAATATCAAATTCACTGAAACCGTTCCTGACGGCGCAATGGTCTGCACCCTGGATACCTTCCGGTTTTATCTGGAGAAACAAGGATGGACTCTTGTAAACCGGAGCGCAATTAAAAATATGACTGTGGAGCAATTGCTAAAAATTCATTGTTGAGGACGCGATAATGGAAACGTCACTACCAAACGTTAATACGTCTGACGGGTGCTTTAATATTGGTGTTCTGCTCAGTAACAGGGATTTCACCGAGGATGCAATCAATATGAGAAAATATGAACCCTACCTGCTGAATGACAATTCCATACTCTCCAGAATTGCCCTTCTTAAACTCGGTATTTTCGGAGAGTGGCGATGAACACATTATTCGTACTCATTCTGACTGTACATCTCAATACTGGTGAGTCGCTTGATGCAATCACCGGCATGTACAACTCAATGAAAGAATGCATGGCTGCCGCAGCGGAACAGAAAATTCCCGGCAACTGTTATCCGGTCGATAAAGTTATTCACATGGACAATAACGAAATCCCGGCAGGATTAAAAACAGCGCCGTAATTAATATCCAGTTTCATTTTTATATGCCAGCAATGGCAGGGATTTGTTCACCCTTAAATCTGTAATGAGGTAAAACAAAATGAGTAAAGTCTTTATTTGCGCTGCTATTCCTGATGAACAGGCCATAAAAGAAGATAGCGCTGTTGCGGTGGCCACTGCCATTGAAGCTGGTGATGAGCGTCGCGCACGCGCAAAATTTCATTGGCAATTTCTGGAGCAATTCCCTGCAGCTCAGGACTGCGCTTATAAATTTATTGTCTGTGAGGATAAACCCGGCATACCCCGCCCTGCCCTCGATTCCTGGGATGCTGAATATATGCAGGAAAACCGCTGGGATGAGGAGTCTGCTTCCTTTGTCCCGGTTGAGACTGAATCAGATCCGATGAACGTCACTTTTGACAAGCTGGTCCCTGAAGTACAGAACGCTGTCATGGTTAAGTTCGACACATGTGAAAACATCACCGTTGATATGGTTATTAGCGCACAGGAATTGTTGCAGGAAGACATGGCAACATTCGACGGACATATCGTTGAAGCGTTGATGAAAATGCCAGAAGTTAACGCCATGTATCCGGAGCTTAAGCTGCATGCCATCGGGTGGGTTAAGCATAAATGTAAGCCTGGTGCCAAATGGCCCGAAATTCAGGCAGAGATGCGCATCTGGAAAAAACGTCGCGAAGGTGAACGCAAGGAAACCGGAAAATACACGTCTGTTGTTGATCTCGCCCGCGCCAGAGTCAATCAACAGAACACTGAAAACTCAGCAGGAAAAATCAACCCAGTCACTGCCGCCATTTGTCGCGAATACAAGCAGACATGGAAAACGCTGGATGAAGAACTGGCCTACGCTCTCTGGCCTGGCGATATTGATACCGGAAACATTGACGGCAGCATCCATCGCTGGGCAAAAAATGAAGTTATCGACAAAGATCGCGAAGACTGGAAGCGCATTTCCGCATCAATGCGCAAACAACCCGATGCCGTTCGCTACGACCGTCAGACTATTTTTGGCCTTGTCCGTGAGCGTCCGATCGACATTCACAAAGATCCCGTAGCACTGAACAAATACATCACTGAATACCTGACTACCAAGGGCGTGTTTGAAGATGACGAAGGAACAAATCAGGGCACAGCTGGTACTCTCCCGTCACCAGTACCAGAAACTGATGCAGTGGAAACGGCAATGCCGGACAACGAAAAAACCGAATGCGAAGTGGAAGACGAACCATCTGTAGAGCGTGAGGGACCGTTCTACTTCCTTTTCACCGATAAGGACGGCGAAAAATACGGTCGCGCAAACAAACTTTCTGGTCTGGAAAAAGCACTGGCCCTGGGAGCTACGGAAATCACAAAAGAGGAATACTTCGCACGTAAAAACGGTACATACTCAGGTTCACAACAAAATACTGGTGCATCTGACACGACCGCACAACCAGAGCCAGTAAAAGTTACCGCTGACGAAGTAAACAAAATTATGCAGGCAGCCAATATCAGCCAGCCTGACGCCGATGAACTGCTTGCAGTATCACGTGGTGAATTTGTTGAAGGGATTAGCGACCCGAATGATCCGAAATGGGTTAAGGGGAACCAGACCCGCGATTCTGTGAACCAGAACCAGCAAGAAACGGAACAGAACGACCAGAAAGCGGAACAAAACAGCCCAAATGCGTTACAAAACGAGCCAGAAACGAAACAGCCTGAATCAGTGGCGCAACAGGAAGTGGAAAAAGTCTGCACCGCCTGCGGTCAGACCGGCGGCGGCAACTGCCCTGATTGTGGCGCGGTAATGGGCGACGCAACATACCAGGAAACATTCGATGAAGAGTATCAGCCTGAAGTTCAGGAAGATGATCCGGAGGAAATGGAAGGCGCTGAACATCCACACAAGGAGAACACTGGCGGCAATCAGCATCACGATAGCGATAATGAAACTGGCGAGACGGCAGATCACTCAATTAAGGTGAACGGTCATCAAGAAATCACATCCACCAGCAGAATGTGGCACCACATGATGATCGACCTTGAAACCATGGGAAAAAATCCCGATGCCCCGCTTATCTCAATAGGTGCAATATTTTTCGATCCGCAAACCGGAGATATGGGGCCGGAATTTAGTAAGACCATCGATATGGATACTGCTGGCGGAGTCATTGATCGTGGCACCATTAAATGGTGGCTTAAGCAATCACGGGAGGCGCAATCTGCCATTCTGACCGATGAAATCCCGTTAGATGATGCACTGCTGCAATTGCGGGAATTTATCGACGAAAACTCCGGCGAATTTTTTGTTCAGGTCTGGGGAAATGGAGCCAACTTCGACAACACGATTTTGCGCCGTTCATACGAACGGCAGGGGATCCCCTGCCCGTGGCGTTACTACAACGATCGCGATGTACGCACAATCGTTGAGCTGGGAAAAGCCATGGACTTCGATGCCAGGGCGGCTATTCCATTCGAAGGTGAGCGCCACAATGCGCTGGATGATGCCCGTTACCAGGCAAAATACGTTTCAACTATCTGGCAAAAACTGATCCCGAATCAGGCTGATTTTTAATGTTCAACCCCGGTCGTTGCCCACCAGCTATAGTGGCGGCGACCATGATTAGCGAACGACGCTCATGGCAAGACTTATTCTGCTCACTGAGTGGGCAAAAGAGGAATTCAGTGAACCGGTCCCTACTCCGAGTACGTTAAGTAAATACGCTAAAGCCGGAATGATATTTCCTCTCCCCAAAAAAGTTGGAAGACGCTGGCGAGTGGATCCGCAAGCTCGCTTTGTCGGAATGGTAAACAAGCCGGAGGTGATCGCCACAGATCACCCTGCTTTGAAGAGGATACTGGAAGATGGCGCGCCCGCGAAAATATAAAACCGATGTTCCGGGATTATCTCCGTATTTTGACAAAAGAAATAACAAAGTTTACTGGCGTTACAGGCATCCCATAACAGGCAAAAATCACGGTCTCGGCAGTATTGACCAGAAACTGGCAGAAACTATTGCAGCAGAAGCGAACAGCCGTCTTGCCCGGCAGCAAATGGAACAAATGCTCAGTCTGCAGGAGAAAATTATTAGTGATACCGGCGGTTCATCAACCGTTACCATTTTTCTGAATAATTACAGAAAAATTCAACAGGAAAGATATGAAAACGGCGAGATCAAACTCAACACGCTGAAACAGAAAGCGGCCCCTCTCAGGGTATTTGATGAACGTTTTGGCACCAGACCGTTAGATGCCATAACCGTAAAAGATGTGGTATCAGTACTGGAAGAGTACAAGGCCAGAGGACATAACAGAATGGGACAAATTTTCAGGAAAGTACTGATCGATGTTTTCCGGGAAGCTCAGCAAACGGGCGATGTCCCGCCAGGCTTTAACCCTGCAGAATCGGCAAAAAAACCGCAGGTGCGGATATCAAGACAGCGACTGACTTTTGATGAGTGGATGATGATTTATAACGCAGCGGAAAAGGATGGTTACTTTTTACAGCGCGGTATGCTGCTGGCACTGATGACAGGCCAGCGCCTTTCAGATATTTGCAAAATGCAATTTTCGGATATCCGGGATGGTTATCTTCATGTCGAACAGCAAAAAACAGGAACCCGGATTGCCATCCCTCTGGCTCTGCGTTGCGATAAATTAAATCTCACCCTGGATGATGTGGTGTCATCCTGCCGCGATTGCGTTCTTAGTCCGTGGCTATTGCACCACCATCACGCGAAAGGGACAGCTAAGCGCGGCGGGATGGTTAAGCCAGCAACATTAACCGTTGCATTTAAAAAAGCCCGGGATTCTGTGGATTACAACTGGCGTGCTAATGGCACCCCTCCCTCTTTCCATGAGCAGAGATCTTTATCAGAGCGATTGTTCAGAGAGCAGGGGGTTGATACCAAAATTTTGCTAGGCCATTCGAATCAAAAAATGACCGATATTTACAACGACGCACGCGGTAAGGAATGGAAAAAACTGGTCATTTGA